TAAAAGTAGCATCAGGAGAAACAGTTGAGTATAAACGCACAGAAATGTTACGTTCCATAGCCCACTGACGATGATGCTTATGCGTAATCTCACCGTAAATGCCGTCTGTGTCTATGCTTAACCAGTACTGCAACATACGCACCCTTCCGCTGTCCTCTAACCAGTCGTATTCAGTAGCTAATATGTGTTCTTCTATTTTGTCCCAAGGTATGTAAGCTAGAGCTGTAGCTGACAGTGCGTTGATAGCGAACGTAAATAAAATCGTGCTATAAATAAAGATCTTTCTCATTGTGGTGTCTCCAAATTGTTAACAGTTCTGCCGCAAATGCCGCATCTAAAACAGCTACTTTACCAACGGTTTTTCCTATTTGCGACCTTCTGTCCCCGTGGATAGCAAAGATTACCCACTGGTTATCTTGGGCAACTTTCCGTATTCTGCTAATCCACGGGAACAGTGTCCAACGCTTGCGATATTTCACTTCAATCGGGATATCCAAGTCCCCCAACCAGATATCGTGAGACTCGCTACTAGCGCTGGTTCTATGAGCGTCGTTATGCCCCCATTCCATAAGTAAAGCTACTATTTCATTCTCGCCTGTGGTTCCTTTCTGTTTCGCTTTATTAGACAAAATCAAACACTCCTTGTACTTCTGCCCGCTTTTTTTCGACGGTTACGATTGTATCGTTTCTGACTCCTCCATGGGGTACTAAAAGAATTTCTAACATATCAAAGCCTAGGGTCTTGCCTATGCCCATGGAGTTCCAACCGCAACGCACTACAATGGCGTTAGGTTTGCATATTCTTGCTATTTGTTTTTTGATCTCTGACCACGGGTTTTGTGTGTCCTCTTGGGTAACTACACGCCCTATCCCGTCGTAGCATTCTTTGATTTGTCTAGAGCTGTATGGTGGGTCAAATAGAACCCCGTCAACTGATTCATCTTCAAGTAACGAAAGGAAATGACTAGCGTCGTGATGAAAGTCTGCTTCAAACTCTGGGTTAATGTCGTTCGTAAACTTCATTAAATGCTTGAAACAACTGTTACGAACATAAGGATCAACCCAAACTCCCTTGGTCATCACCCTGCGAAGGAGGGAGTTAATGGGTTGAATCCTAAATGTTTCAGAGTTAGGCATAGCCCATTCTCTATGAAACTGTATGTTTGTCACAACAGATCGTTTATATCGTCTGCTATTGGTCCGTAATGTTTTTCCGTGTATGCGTTTAACGCATCTCGTATCATACCTGATCTAGTCTGGCCGTTGTGTATCGCTAACTGGTCAACTTGGTTTAACAAAGTTTGCGGTATCCTCATGGCAATCAACTGATCGTTTTTGTCCCTAGTAGGGGTTTCTGGTGCTTCCATCGTTATTTCTCCTGATGTTTCTGCCCACATGTAGGGCATTTGTTGTTGTTGTTTTCTATTACTTTTGAGCCGATGACCCAACCGCAAGTACAGCTTATGTAGTACGGTGATTTGTTCCTGAGTTTAGATTTCTTCTGACCGAAGTCCTCCCACACTAAAACCAGTCCTCATTGCTGTCTACTGGTTTCCCGTCAATTATTGCTGTTTTGCCTGCCCAAACATCTTCTTTAGGCGCTCTAACGATCTGAAATAAATCCCAAACGTTACAGTCCCAACCAGTTACAGTTTGTCCGTCTTTGTTCTTGTATTGACGGCTGGTAAATTTGCCTCTAACGGCTATTCTGCTACCTTTATTTGTGGCTTTAGCTATGGCTTCTGGTAGCGCTGTTGACCCATCTCTGGAGTCTTCCCAAACGCTTAATGTTACCCATGTAGTTTCTTCTGGGCCTGTCTTTACGGCTAACGCATTCTCATAAACTGCTTTGCCTGTGCCAGTGACCTTGGGTAGCCACTCTCTTCCTAGGTTTCCCATTTGGAAACCGATTCCCTCATTCAACATTACTGTTCTCCTTTTTAATTAATTGTTGATGTAATACATAATACTCATCTGATGTCCAAAGTGACAACCCCAGACTTAAGCGCATCCCTATCCGTTTTATAGCATCGCTGACAGAATTTTTGGCGTTCTGACCTGAGTGTTTACTGGGTCTTTCCACCTCGCCAATTTCTTGGATTGTGACTTGCTTGCCGTCTACGGTAAAAGTGCATTCAAGAATGCAACCCTCAACAATGCCCTCTGGGCTTCTGATAAGTTCTACTATTCGCATGTCAAACGGACCTAAATGCAACAACAAAAATTGTGTTATATCTCCGTGGCTGACATACCTGTCACCCCTACCTGTCGGCTTTACTTTAACGAAAGTTTCGGGTATTGGTTTTGATAATTTGATTAATTGTTCAGGCATCTATTTCCTCCCAATTCGGATATTTTTCTTCTAACTCTTTCATACGTCTCTGTGAAGAGACCCAACTTTCCCAACAATACATTGTCCAATCTTCTAAATCATTTAACAATTTTTTATTAGGTTCTGTTTCTTCTTCTTCTAATCTCTCCGCTAGAGATAAAAAGTTTTCCATGCCTTGCATCATTTTGACATCGTGTGCAAGCCACTTGTATGTTTGCCTGTCACATGCTTCTTGTTCATTCTTAGTCATTTGTTTCTCCTGCTAATAAGTTTGCGTGATACCGTGCAACATCAAGCGTCACCTCATCACCGCTAAGGACCGAACACAACTCGTTGTGCCTGCAATACCTACATTGCCATGCACCACCCTTAGACGGTACGCCATACGGGCTAGGCTTCTCTTGATATATAAGCTCTCCGTCGTCGTTAGGTATAAACGCTACAGGTAAAGCTCCCTGAGCGATGTCCTCCTGTACAGACTTAAACCACCCTAACTCTAACTCTGCTATCTGACGTGGTGTCATACCCCACTCTGGGATTTCCTCATCCATGCTTATGACCCATTCTAAAGTTTCGCCTACTTTGATTTTGTCACGCCAACTATCTTGTTTCGCAACGTACACAATCCATAACTCGTCTACTTCGCAAGCCATTGCATACAAAGCGGATTGTGCAACGTGAGCCATTTTAGGCAGACCTTCTCTAGCCAATTTGAACCCGAAACTTGAGACTGTTTTCAGCTCTAAAAGTCTTTGTGTTTCATCGTCAACCCACACCAAACCGTCACAAGACCCTGACAAAGAAACGTTAGTTAACGGAGTCAAATCTAACGGTAGTTCATACTGACCGCTGTACGCCTTCTGGCACGCTTCTTGTATGCCCTCATGGATTGCGTTACCTATCTCAAACGCTATGAGCGTTGATTTATCTATAGGGTTTGTCTCTTGATATTTCAAGGCTTCAAACGCTCGTTGTCTCAAGCACGACCCTACGCTACTTATTCTGAGGAGAGTATCGCAAGCTGTAGGTTTAGCTTCTCTACTGTCCTCCAAATGCTTTCCGTAAACTTCTGATATTTCTTGTGTGTAATTCACAGTAAACCCTCCTCACGATATTCTCTGTGTTCTCTTTCGTGATGTAGCTGGTTATATCCCTGACACAACTCGACATCGGATTCTTTATCTTCTAATAAACGGTAATACGCTTGCTTAGGCCTGTCGCCTATCTTCATCATCTTGGACTCAACAGGATACCCATTCTCTCGTAGTTCCCTAGCCCTCCTAGCGCCATCTCCGCCACCTACAACAAGTGATAACTCATCTCTACTAACCCAACCTTCCCATACTGGGTTGTCGTCGCCTGCTTGCCGTCTATGTGATTTAGTCAATGCAATATCCAACGCCCATTGTAAATGAGCTAGAACTTTGTTAGCTAGCCTAGAGGTATCGCCCATTTCCCTAGCGGCTTGATGCGCTATTTCGCTGTGGTTATTACCTGCTAACGCTTTGGTATTTTCTAACTCTGGTAGCTCGTTGTGTATTAGGTCTACCATTATTTGTTGTGATGCAACGATGTTATTAACAGCGTTGTAGATACCCTTTAAGTGTGGGTCATCTGTTTCAAATGGTTTTATTTCACTCATTTTTTCTCCTGTTCCGAATCGTATTCGTCAATGCGAACGTCTGTAGCTGTCATGCTCGTACCGAATCTATGAGATGTCCATATTGCTTCCAGAGCATCTTTGATGATTTCACCAACAGTAGGCTCGTAGCCTTCTAAATACTCATGCGCTATGTATTCGTCATCTATTTCAATAGCAACATTAAATTTAATGTTCATTATTTCTCCTTTGTTGACTGCGTATCTTTTGATACTGTTTAAGAGTCCGTAAATCCCTACGGTAGTTCTTGTTATACCAAGTGTAGCATCTGTGTGTGACAAAACCAAACGCAAATGCTATCGCTGTGGTAACTACTGGGATTAAACTCATGTGATAATGTTATACCCGCTGTATCACAATGTCAAGTCAATTCAATAAATTTTATTTATCATACGGAACCGCTGACGTTCTTTCGGAGTAAGCCCACCCCGAATACCCCATATCTGATCTATCGGTTCCTCAACAAAACTAGCCTGCAAACACTCATGAACAACATCACAATTATCGCATACGTTTCTCGCCCTGTTCACGCTGTCGCTATAAAACAAATCATGGCCAAGCCCACGACAATTCGCCCTCTCCAACCACGACATAAAAAAACAATACACTACATTTGCTTTTGTCCCATGGACCCTGTATCTTTAGTAAAGAGGTTTCCTCCTCCGAATTTTGTTGACACAAGCCCCCCCGTTTCCTATCGGGGGGGTTTTTCGTTTTGCTTACAGGTAAAGTTAATTCGCCTATAGGTATCGTTAAGTCGGATTATACGGCGTTCAT